GGTGTTGGCTTTGTCATCCGTTACATGGAAGCTGGTGTCACAAGCTATGTTCCTGTTGTACTGCCGAAGGTTCTCTTTGATGTCGATGCCATTGAAGCTGCGACACAGGAAGAAGAGATTGACTGGCAGACAACTGAACTGACAGCTACAATCTTCAGAGCGGACGATACCAAGCACACTTGGAGAAAGGTTGGTACTGCTCAGACTACAGAAGCAAAGGCTGTTGCTGTTGTCGATGCACTGCTGACTTCTGCACAGTAAGCACTTATGGGCATGGGTAAAACCATGCCCTTTGTTTTTTAAGAGAGAGGAAAAACATGAAAGTACACGGTAGAGAAATTAAGTTTCTTCGCACAGTTGGCGCTGTCAGCGAAGTGGCAGAAATCTGCCCACAGGGTAACATCACAAAACTCGTCAGTCTCTTCAAATCTGAGAACACAAGAACAAACAACGATACATGGGCAACCCTCATCGTTGCACTGAATAACGGCTACGAACAGGCACAGAAATATGCCGACAAGAAGTACAAGCCGAATCCTCTCACAAAAGAGGAACTGTCTGTTCTTACAGAAGACGAATTCTCCCAGCTGATGGAAGAAGCATCCGAAGCGTGGCTCGGAGACAAAATCACCATCGAAGTTGAAGAGGGTAAAAAAAACAAAGAGACAAACGAAACATCCGATTAAGTAGGTCATGGTTCATCTACTACGGTCGGAAACTTGGCATGAGCAAAGAAGAGGTGCTGGTCACTCCTTATGGAGAGATGATCGACATGCTGAATTGCCAAGCCATTGACAACGGAGCAAAGCAGAAGAAACCAAAACTCACACAGGAAGAGATCTGGTTTGGATAAAAGAAAGGAGCGATTATGCCTTTAAGTATCGGCCCGACAATTGGTGTAAAAGGCGAGAAGGCTTTTAGGTCGGCATTCCAGGAAATGATCGCCCAAGGCAGTCGGTTAAAATCTGAAATGGATTTGCTGACTGCATCCTTCTCAAAAAATGACACAGCTGAACAGAGGTTATCAGCCACTACTCAGCAGTTAGCAAAGCAGTATCAGACACAGGAACGTACAGTTGACCAAGCCAATCAGATGGTTGTGCGGTCAATGGACAGCATCGACAGAGCAACAAAACTGTACGAAGCACAGAAGCAGAAGGTCGAAGATCTTACCAAAACTCACGAAGAGCATACACAGATCCTTGAGAACATCGTAAACAATTACGCTGAAACTGAGGACTGTGTGAAGCTGGCTCGTGAGGAATGGGCTGCTGAAGAAGCTGAACTCAAAAAAGAAAACAAGACACTTGATGAACGTGAAGCAGCTGTGTATAAACAGCAAGCAACAACAGAAAAGTGGTCTGAAGTACTCTCACAGAACACAGCCAAACTTGAGCAGATGCGTAAAGAACTGGTCAAGGGTGCTGATTATGTTGAAGAGTTCGGAAGAAAGTCCGAAGAATCTAAAAGAAGTGTTGAGAAACACGAAAAGGCTCTTGAGGTCTTAGACAGCGAACTTGAAAGACAGCTTTCCAGCTATTCCAAACTTGAGCGGTACTTATTTGAAAACGCTCGGAATCGTGAGACTTTAATCAAAAAGATTGAAGAGGAAAAGAAGGTTGTCTCCGACAACACAAAACTTCACGATGAAGCGGTTAAAACCGAAGAGAAACAGCGCAAGGAATATGAACGGCTTGTTAAGGAATTAGAAAACGCAAAGAAACAGTATGGCGAAAATTCCTTGGAAGCAAAACGGCTGAATGATGAAGTTGAGGAACAGGCGAGACTGGTTCATGAAGCTGAGATGAACACAGCTGACTATGCTACGGCAGTAAACAATGCTGTTGTGGCACAGCGTGAACTTGAACAGGAACTTAAAAACAGTTCCGGCTTTGCTACTATGGGCAAAGTCATGTCTGATGTCGGCGAAAAGATGGCAAACTTCGGTGAGATGATGTCAACGTATGTCACTGCACCTCTCGCAGCACTCGGCACATATGCTGTTAAATCTGCATCAGACTTTGAAGATGCCATGGCGAAGATTTATACCATCGCCATCGACTCTACAGAGCCTATGGAAAAGATGCACGATGAACTCATCGCACTTTCCAATGAAACTGGTTTTGATTTATCAGACTTAGGTGAAGCTGCTTATCAGACTGTATCTGCTTCGGTGGATGCAGCTGATGCCATTGAATTTCTTACACAGGCTACAAAGCTGGCGAGAGCAGGTTTCACCAGTACAGAAAAGAGCGTGGACATCCTTAGTACGATTATGAATTCGTATGGTAAGGAAGTCTATGACACCGCATATCTGAGCGACCTTTTAATTAAGACTCAGAACGATGGTAAATTGGTTGTTGACGAATTAGCGCACAGTATCGGCACGGTTGTGCCTATGGCAAAAAACTACGGTGTTGGAATCGAACAGATTGCAGCTGCCTATGCCACAATGACCAAACAGGGTACATCAGCTGAACAGGCAACAACCTTCATGAGAGCATTGTTCACTGAACTGGAAAAGAAGGGCAAGGGTGTTTCAAAAATCCTTGAGGATGAAACAGGAAAGTCCTTCGCAAAGTTAATGAAGAGCGGATGGTCGCTGGCTGATGTTCTTGAAGTCCTTTACACAAAGACAGACAAGGATTCAGAAGCATATCAGTTACTCTTTAAGAATGTCCGTTCCGGCAACGCAGCTGCTTCCCTCGCAGCACAAGGGTTCGGTGTTCTCAGGAGCGAACTCGATGCCATGAACAATGTTGCTGGACAGACAGAGAAAGCACTTGCGGTCTTAGAGACACCATCTCTGAGGGCAAGGAAAGCAGTCAACCGCTTAAAGAACTCAGCGGAAGATCTTGGCGAAACCTTGATGGATATTGGCATGCCAGCATTTGAAAACATCACCGACAAGGTAACAGAACTGACAGAAGGGTTTGTCAAACTTCAGCCGGAAACAAAGCGTGTCATTGCCAAAGGAATCGGACTCGCAGCTGCAATCGGTCCAGTAGCCACAGTCACAGGTAAACTGGTTGGCTATATTGGTGCTCTGATGGCTGGAACTGGTTCTGTTATTCCGCTTATCGTAGGTCTGACAGCTGGCTTTGTTGGTATGTACACGGCAGCTGAAGCAGCTGCCATCGAAGAAAGACACATGCGTGAAGAACAGTGGGGTCTTTCTGAAGATACAAAAAATCTCATCACTGATGTGAACGGTCTTAAAACTGCACACAATGAGTTCAAGGTTTCCATGCAAGGAGAAACCACAGAACTTCTCAACACTTCTGCAAAAGCACAGGAATTGGCATTGCAGTATGATGCACTCCTCGACAGTGAAGGTAATGTTAAGAAGGGCAATGAGGAACTGGCTGACTATCTCATGACTGAGTTGGCTACCGCTCTTGGGATTAACAAAGAGGATCTTCAAAACCTGGTTGCGGAGCATGGCAATCTGAGTAAGAGTATTCAACAGACAATCGCTGATTATGAAAAAGAAGCATATGCTTCTATTTATAAACAGGAATTGAATGAAGCTACGGAGAGACTTGTTAAGTCGCAGATGGCTGAGAAAGATCTTGTTGAGCAACAGGATCAAGCGTATGCAAATCTTCGTGCTACCGCTCATGAGATGCAACTTGCCAAGGATGCTATCACAGATGCCGAAGCAAAGGGCATTCCTGTTACTGAAGAGATGTATCAAGCCTATGATGATGCATCAAAGAATTGGGATATTGCAAAACAGGCAGTAGAAAACCTTGACGGTGCTATCACTGAATCGAGAACTAATCAACAGGAAGCAAAGAAAGATGTTGACACCTATTCAGCCGCTCTGAAAGACCTCGCTGGTGAATCAGATGAAACAGCTGAACAGATTAAATCTGATGCCAAGGAATCTGAGACATCAGTTAAGAATGCTGTCGATAATTCCGTAAGCAAGATGACAGCTGCAAAGTGGGATGCATACAAATCCGGCGAGAACTTCGCTAGGGGATATGCAAACGGAATTGACGATTATGCATACCTTTCCGCATCCGCAGCCAGCAACATGGGCGCTAATGCCACAAAACTGCTGAAGATTTCTCAGCATGAAAAGTCACCATCGAAGATCACTCGCCAGTCGGGTCGGTACTTCGGTGAAGGCTATGCTCTTGGTATGGAAGATACAATGCCTTTGGTTAATAAGATGGCTGAGAAGATGGGTACAATGGCAACAGATTCCCTTGCCTACGGTTCATATCTTCCTGAGGGAGCAATCGGCGGTTCTTATTCTTCATCAAAGACAGTCAATGCTCCTATTTCATTAAATGTCACAGTAAACGGTTCTGTGGATGATCCCGACAGCTTTGCCAAGGACATCGCCAACAGGCTGACCAACTTAATTAACAGAGAGAGTGAGGTTTTCGCATGAGAGATGTACTGACATACGCTGGGAAATCTTTCAGCGATTTCTTCACTGTCTTTGATGGCAGTAAGGCATTCGGTTCGCCGGAGAAGGACTACGATGTAGTTTCTATCGTTGGACGGAGCGGTGACCTGTCTTACTATAACGGACGGTTTAAAGATATTACCTTGCCGTTCCCTTGTTTTATCCGATACAACTTCCTTGAGAATTTCAGAAACCTTACGGAATATCTGAATACAGTCGAAGGGTATCAGAGATTGGAAACCAGTAAAGAGCCTAACCATTTTCGGAAGGCTCTTTTTCTTGGGGTTGTAGAGCCACAGACAACACCATTCAATCACAGCGGACACTTTACCATTGAGTTCCGTTGCCATCCTCAGAGATGGCTTAAAAGCGGTGAGAAAGCGATTAAAATCACTGCCGGAAGAAACCTTCGGAATCCGACATTGCAGACAGCAAAACCTCTGCTTCGTATCTATGGTATCGGCTCTGTCACGATTGAAGGAGTTGAGATTACGATAGACAGCAGTATTTCAGAAAGCACAGCCTACACAGGCTATGTGGATGTTGATTGTGAAATCATGGATGCATATGTCGGAGATACGAACATGAATAACTATATTCATGTCGGTGAGTTCCCTGTGCTGAAACCTGGATTAAACAGCATCACTCTTGATGGAGTGACATGCGATATTACACCAAGGTGGTTTGAGATATGAGTT